CCCATTTTATTTATAGTTACACTATCAAATTCAAAATCTTTAAAATATAAATCTCTAAATTCATTAAATATATCAAATAATTCTGGGTGATCTTCATACAACTTAGTTTTATATGCATTAAGTATAGGACATTTTGCTCTTACATTTTTACCCCTCATTGATCTCCATGTTCCGCCAAATTTACAACTTTCACAAATATCTTTTGGAGTTTTTTTAATAAAAAATTTAGTACCACTTCTGTCATTGCCAGTGCTTAATTCTAATTCATCTAATATAGAAAACATTATTGCATTATCAGAATACCAATCATTTATAAAATAACTCATATAGAATTATACTAGATTTTATGATTGATCCTATATTTGATATTTTTTCAGAGGGAGAGCGTGTAGATAAAAGATTTGATGAGTATATATTTTTTAGAAGATTTATACAGCTAGATCCTAATAAATTTACACAAGCAGAAGCGGATTTCTACAAACTAAAAAAACAATCTAGTGAAATTAGTAATGTTATTAAAGCCTATCAAAAAGATGAAAAATTTGTTTTGTTAAAAGAATTTGTAGAAGATCCTGAGATACAAGAGTTATTAAGTATTAGCCCCGTTCTAGAAAACTTAGGGAGAAAAGCGCAAGAAGTTAATAAACTTAGGAATAAAATAATAAGCAGCAAAACTTTGAGCGGCAAAGAAAAACTATTTAAAAGAGATCAACTAGAAAAGCAGATGTCAATATACTTTGACCAAATAATGCAATCCATAAATGAGCAAGACTTAAAAATAAACGACCCATTCTTGCCAAAAATAAAACCCCTTACTGGATTTTTTGACATGCTAACTGGGCAAAAATTGGAGGACTAATATGTTATCACTATTAATTAAACCTTTACTATCAGTAGCAGGAAGTGCTGTTACAGGATTTGTAGAGACAAAGAAAGCTAAAGCTGAGTTAGCTGTTACAGAAATTAAAGCTAAGACTAAATTAAAAGAAGACCAGATAGCCGGCAAGGTTGCTTGGGAAGCATCTGCAGTAGACCAGATGAAAGGGTCGTGGAAAGACGAGGTAAGTTTAGTAGTCCTACTTTTACCTGCTGTGCTAGTATTCACACCTTGGCAAGAACATATACATAAAGGCTTTGTCGCCTTACAAGATTTACCATCGTATTATCACAACTTATTATATATTGCGATTTCTGCAAGTTTTGGTATAAAGGGCGCACAAGGTGCAGCAAAGTTATTTAAAAAATAGGAGTGTTTACAATAATGGTTAGTATACAAGTAGAAAAATTAAAGCAACAAATTAAGGAGCATGAAGGGTATAGGCTAGATGTCTATGTCGATACTTTAGGATTCGACACAGGGGGCTATGGTCATAAAATGTTACCGGGCGAAGTACCTCCAACAACTAAAGAAGGTTGGGATAAAATATTTGATGAGGACTTTGATAAAGCATGGAAACTTACTCAGAAGTTTTGTGAAGACAATGAACTAAGTATACCTTTAGATGCTGAGTGTATTCTATGTGAAATGATTTATCAAATGGGTTTTGCAGGAGTCAGTAAATTTAAGATGATGATTAAGGCTCTCAAAGAAAAAGACTTTAAGGAAGCTGCTAAGCAGATGCTCGATTCAAGATGGGCAAAACAGACGCCCTCAAGGGCAAATCAACTAAGCAAACAAATGGAAAACGTATAGGAGGAAACATGAATAAATATTTACAAAAAGTTGTAGAGTTATATGAAACTTGGAAAGCAAAATGGGAAGACCTAAATAAAAAAGGTAAGCTTATTGTGTCAGGATTAGTTTTAGTAACAGTTATTATTTTATTAAAGGTACTGTAATGGCACTACCAGTTACACAACAATTAACAGATCAATTAAATAAAGAAAGTGTAGGAGAGATTCCTACTACACCTATGGAAGGTAATGTATCGAGATCCCTAATTGTAGGGGATTTATTAGCGGCTATGAAAGATTTAAATTTTAGCGACTTAGTAAAAGAATATGGATCTATGGCTGCAGTTACTTCTCCCAATACTAGCCCAAAGTCAGGTTTAATGGCAGAGATACAGTCTCCACCCTCACCTTTAGAAACTCAAAAGTCTGAAGAGAAAGTAGAGGCGGAAAAAGTACCTCAAGGTGATCCTGATTTTATAGTACCTGAGCCGGAAGATATTCCTACACCAATGACAGATGCTATGAATATTCAGCCTGATCCTAATGTGATAGATACTACAGCAAACTCCGGGCTAATGAAGCCTGCTATAGCTTAAAAGTCTTTTAGTAAAACATTTAGTGAGTCATCAAAGTCATATGTTTTTGACCTACAATGACCCACTATTGCGTTAATCATGTTTGCGTGATAGCCCTTACCTAGTTTCTTAATTATTTGGTCGCTAGGTAAGGACTCATGATCTACTACTACTTCTCCTTTACCACTTACAGAAACAGTGGTTCTAAAAAGAATAGCCTCGTCTTTTGATTTCATTTCTTTTTAGAGTCTTCTTTAACGAAATCAGGTTTAATCTGAGGATCTAACTTAGATAAACTCCCCAACAGCCCTACAAAACCTGCAACTTCTGCATAGGGTCTTGTAAATAAATATTTTACAATATCATTTACTTGCTTCTGGGTAATCAAATAATTATTTTCCATTTACATTCCCCCTAGATTTTAGTTCACCCGCTATAGCGCTATAAGCAGCCATATCTATATATGTGTCCTCAGTAACATTTCCTGCTTTAGTTCTAGCCATCTTCAACTGCACCATCATCAAAGCAACATCATGTCCTGTGATGTGCACACCTAAATACGCAGACCATAGTTTTGCTATGTTGTCATGCATAGTCTCTTTGTCCCCATACTCTCTTGCTCTATCCCCTGATATTAATTCATCAGCGATAGATAGTAGATTATTTGCGTCCTTCATATCTATTTTTTAACTCCTTTATACTAATCGACTCTAAGTCGTATTCCCCTTTGTTAACGTTTCTCTTTACAATCAGTCCACTCCACCATAGATGTTGTGTGCCTTTTGCAAAGTTTTCTTTATGGTTTAAATAACACCCTGCATTTAATCCCATAATCTTTCTTCCATTATGCAGTGACCTAACAGCATAATCAAATAAATGTGAGTGACCTACAGTAGCAGATTGAAAGTTCTTCTTTAATAAATTAGAAGCTACATACTCTCCACTAATAGGCTTACCCATAACTCCACTTGCGATATTGTGACAGTATAGTATGCCATCAACTTCTACTATCTTTTCATAGTCGTGATACTCCCATCCGTATTTCGTAAATGGTATATCCATAACGCTTAGTGTGCCATCCAATTCAGGATTGTCTTCTACAAATCTGGTTATTCTATGTTCATGATTACCTCCCAACATAATTTTCCTAACCTTCTTATCTTTCAAAGATTTATTAAAAAGATACAATGCTTCTTCTGCATGATCTATTTCTTTCTTGTATCTTCTTCCCTCAAAAGATTTCTTCCCTCTATCAAAGTGTGATAAAGAATCCATATTAACCCAATCTCCTAGGCATATTATTGTGTCGGGATTGGTATCTCTTGCAAACTTTCCTGCCCAAGTAAGTCTGTCGTTACTGACTCCCATTTTAACATGGGGATCAGGTATCACTAGGTGTGTTCCCATTAGTGCATCCTCTCTTTACGTCTGTCTAGTATTTCCTGGAAGTCTACCTTAGACTTGCCATCAGTTTCTTGCATAGCCTCTATGCCCATATCGAATATGTAATCAGGCTCTTCTACAGAAGCCTTTACCATTCCATGCGCTATAGTTAATGCTACAGCGTAACTCTCTATTTGTGGAGTATCTGCTGCAGGTAACACAGTACATGCAAATCCCTCGTCTGTAGGATATATAGATACTAAAATAGACTCTTTAATATTAGTAGGTATCTTCTTAGATTTAGTTGTCATTTTTCTCCTTTATTAAGTCTATAAAATGATCTGCATTTACTATTACTAACGGCTCTTGCTGATTCATTTTGATTACAGCAATTGCTGTATTGGTGTCAAAACGTTTTATATGGTGACTTGCTTGCTCCATAATATCGTATATACCTTTGAATGTTTCTTTATTCTTACATTCAATTGAGTAAGGTATAAGTTCTTTAGCTTTAGTAGATAGTTTAATATCTACTCCAGTCTCTCCCATAACAGCGCCAGACACATCATCTTCTGTCAAAGAAGGGAAAGCCGAAAGTAGTTTGTCTCTCACCCAATTTTGTAGTCTTCTACCTTTAGCTTTTCTACTCCGTGTGTCCATCTTCCTCCCTAGGATTAGTTACTTCAGTATACCATACCCACTTAGGTGTAAGTGCTTTGGACTGTTGCTGTGGTAGATACTTAAGTTTTTCACCCCAACAAGGTTTCTTGTACGCACAAAATCTACACTCTAGTGGTAATATTTTATTACCTGTAGCTTTTCTATTAAAGAACTCTTCTTCATCTTTAAACAGTTTTTTAAAGGGCGCATCAGAATTTAATGCATCCATATTATCTTTAGCTTTCTTAAGAGCATCACTAGAATGCTTCTGATCTGCTAGTGGAGTCTCAGTTACTGCCCACTCTCCTGTAGACTTGTTAATAGCAATCCACCCTGCAAAATCTGTATTGTCTGCACTAGCGTACAGATAACCTTGAGGTACATACCCAAAGCTATCCTCTTTCTGTATAGCATCAAAACCCCCATTATCCCCAAACTTATTTTCAAAAGCCCAAGGTGATGCACTCTTAATATCATAAATATTATTTTGAATCTTGATATCATAAGTACCGTCAATCTCTGACCCATCATCAAATTTATGTTTAACTTTCTTCTGTATAGCATCTACTTTTACTCCTGATGCTTTTAGTATAGCTACTGCAGCAGCTTCAATCATATCCCCAAAAAGATTTCTCATCTTGAAGTTATAAGGCATAGGCTCTGCCTCTGCACCAGACTTCTCCATCTGAAGCTGACACAAAGGTCTGCCTATGTTCGACATCCTAGTTCTGAATGTCCTATCGTGTTGCTCTGTAAACTGCTTTTTAAAGGCATCTTCACAGGCTTGCCCAAACTCTTTAACTATTGTACTAGACACTCCCACAGAGGCTTTGTTAGCCTCCGTGAGAAACATCTGTACTCTGTTTAAAATAGAGTTTGACATTAAGTAGCTAGAAAGTCCTCAGGATTATCAGAAGATACTGCGTCTATAATTGTAGCACTCTCTGCATCTTTCATGCTAGTTTTAGAGTTAGCTTGTTTCCACTGCTCTGCAATCTTTTTGTTCTCATCTTGAATAAGATCGTTAAACATATCCATGTGTTCAAGATCCTTCTTGGTGAACTCAACTTGCTTAGAGTCAACATCAATGTCAGCTACATAGAACGTATTACTTCCACTCTTCTTTCGCTTAGTAGATAAGTTTAGCACATGATTAAACATCAGACTGTTTCTACCCTTCAATCCTTTTAGAGTTTCTCCAATAGGTTTAAAGTTCATACCTGTTACACGCCATAGAACGGGCATTTCTTTTACAGTTGTAGCTTCACCATTTGCTTTTGTGCACTCCATACTAAGGACTCCATAAACAAGTCTATAGCATTTTATGTTTCTTTGCGCATCTACTTCAGCATCAGTAAGTTGCTCCTTATCTTTACCAATAACTTTGCCGCATCGTACTCCTCCTTTAGTGTCAATAGGCTCATCTTTCCATGATTTAAATATTACTGATGTAGAGGCATACTTGTTATCATCTGCATCATACTCCATGTATTGATAAGCGTTAATAAATGGTCTAAACTGTACTGCTGTATCTTTTAAGCTGTAGACTTTAGCTTCTGATTCAGGATCATAGATATTGTAGACTCCTGCCCTCAAAGCATTTCCGTCATCATCTTCAGCAGCCCTGTTTATTGCCAGTCTTGGCAAAGTTCCTGATCCCATTTGAGATCCATCGTCCTGCCCTGTCATCTTCATTATCTCTTCATTACTTAGAGACTCAAAAGGCTTTACTTCATTAGTCATGTTTGCACCTCCAGTGCTTTATTGTTAATCGTATAGTATCATAGATACTGCGTATTGTCAATGATAAATCGTAGTGTCTAACCAATTTGGTCCTACTTTTATCTCAACCTCTAATGGAACATCAAAATCAACATCGTACCTGTCTTTTAGTTCTTGAACAACACCTAGGCAACCTCTCTTTAAACAGTCAGCAACAATATCTTCTTCACCAGGAAATATGTCAGCAACTATAGAGTCATGCACTGTGTTGATTAAGATGCTCTTTGTGGCATTGTCCTCTAGCAATTTTTGAGAAAGGATACAGGCTAGAGGCACAATGTCAGCAGTAGCGAAGCCTTGCACAGGATAATTTTTTATCTGTGTTGAAAAGCTTGAGCCACCCCACGGCATTCTTTCTGCACTTGGAAAAGCGTACTGTCTACCTGTTGGTAGAGTTATGACTTTACGTCTTATTGCTTCATCCTGCAGTTTATCATGCCAAACTTTTATATCAGGGTACTTCTGTAAAAACTCTACATAATACTTTTGTTGCGGAGGAGTACCTGACATGCCTCCGTAGAGTGGTTTAAATGTATGTGCCTTAGCTTCTTGCCTCTCACATCCTATCACACTTGCTGTAAAAGCATGAACATCAACACCATCTAAAATATCTTTTAATCCATTTTTATCTTTGGCTAGGCATACAGCAGCCCTAAATTCTAACTGAGCAAAGTCTATTTCCATAATAGATCCTCCCTCAAATCTTGAACTAATAGCTTTTCTTATAGGGAAAGTATTACCTCTAGGTTGATTTTGGAAGTTAGGATCACGGCTTGACAGCCTACCTGTTGCAGTAATGCATTGCATAAAGTTTGGATACAAATAATTATCTTCTGTCTTGTGTTTTTTTATACCTTCAACAAAAGTTTTTAAGTATGTCTCTAATGCATTGTACCTAGATATCTTTTCAATAAACGATCTTAACTCATCATCACCTGTATTGCCTACTTTAAGTAGAGTAGTCTTGTCTGTTTTAAATCCACCTTCAGCAACATCTAAAGAAGATTCTACCTTACCTTTAAAACCTGCTTTTTCTTTTGTGTTTCTATATATGTAACCTTTGCCTCCACAGTCAAAACATTTTGTAAGATTTTTGTAAGGTTCTTTGTTGACTTTGAACTTTTGAATCTGACCTTTGCCGGAACAAGCAACACAATGCTCTGCCTTAGTTTTATACACAGGCTGTAAAAACATATCAAATATCTTTCTAAGTTCTGTCTTAGAATATTTAGTTCTGCGCTTAGGTTTTTTTGTGTAAGGGTCTACCCCTAGATTAAATTGAACTGCCCATTTCTTTTTGTCAGTTACTTTGACTCCATATAATAACCAAGATAGTTGCTCAGGACTAGAAGGATTTATAGAAGTGTCTCCCATTTTTTCATATATAGCCTCGTCTATTTGTATTCTAAGACTATCATACTCTTGCTGAAAATCATTTTCTACTTGCTGTAATGCATTGTCATCAATAAATATACCATTGCTTTCCATTTTAGATAGCACAATCAAAAACTCACACATCATCTTAACACTAGTAATCAAATTTTTATTCTTACCAATCTTAAACTGCTCCATCTGGGCATCAAACAAGGATCTTGTAGACTTAATATCAAACCTACCATACTCTTCAAGCATTTTTATAGGTACATTCTCAAAAGAAGTTTTGTTCTTGATAAATCCTTCCATTAGATCTGACTTCTGTGTCACATTTCTTCTTACACAACAATCCTTTAGCTTTAAGCTTCTTTTTACCCCTCTATTTAACAGATACTCACCTACCATAGTGTCGTAGACCCTGCCTGAGTATGTAAATCCAGATTCCCATAGCCAAATTATGTCAAACTTTATATTATGACCAACTAATAGCGTTGTTTTGTCTAGTATAGCCTGAACTCTATTTCTATCAGGAGTACCTCTAAACTCATTGTGTTTAAAAAATATGTAATCCTCGTTCAAACCCATACAAATTAAAAAGTTGTGTGGGTTTTTTGCTGAAGGGTCTAGTTTACCCTCGTCAGTTACTTGAAAGCTAGTCTCTACATCAAATGTAGTAATCATTCTGCGTACCTCGACAATTCTGGGATTATGTTACAAGGTATCATACCATGCCACCCTGTTATTTTGTTTTTACTTATGTTTAATCCCCTTAAATTCTTATCCATATCTACCTTATCTCTATAGCCTACGCCTATGATTACATCTGCCTCTGCCGCCTTTCCTGTTTTACTATTCTCCATCATATCGAATGTTATATCAAGTTTACCTTGAGCCTCTGCAGATGCCTGAGAGATCGCAATCACACAGCAATTGTTTCTTTTCGCAATCTCCCTAGCACCTGTGTATATAGCCCTAAGTTTTTCGTCAGTACGAGCAAAATTTCCTGCAACTCCAACTTTATCAAGTTGGTCAATAACAATTATATCAGGCTTTTCTTTCGCTACTAACTCGTCTACTTTGGCTAAATCCCAATCAACAGTATCTAGTATATGTACATTCTTTTTGATCTCAGCCCATTTCCTATTGGCTAGGGCAGTATCGTTTTTTATTTCTTCGAATGTCATACCTGTATGCGCATTGATTAGTCTCATCTGTGTTCTGATAGCAGGTTCTTCATTTATCAGCGCACAAACTTTCGCACCTTGCGATGCAAAACCGTCTACTCCTGCAATTAGGTTTACCCAAAATGCAGTCTTACCACTTTCAGGGCGAGCAAATAATATAACTAAGTTGCCCTCACCTACACCATGTACTCGCTCCTGTAATGGTTTAAGATTGAACTTGAACTTAGTGTTATCTTTTAATTGTTCCACTAACTCGCCCACATCGGAAGTAATATAATCGTAAGTGTCACCTTCATCGTCTATAGATGACTCCAAACATTTCTGTATCTCACTAAAATCTGCGTCTTTACCATTATATATTTCTGTAGCCAATACAGCAATTTTATTTGCTTGTCTTCTTTTGTACAGAGACTCTAGTATGTTATGTGCTATCTTTGCATTCGGTAAAGACGAAGATTCTATATCCTCAATCAGAGATTGAAAATTTTGTTTTGCAACTCTCGTTAGAGCAGGATTATCAACATCCGTGTACAATGTAGATATCTCATTCAATGTTAAATCATTGTCGGAGTCCTGATGGGCTTTGGCGATTGTGGCGTACAAATCTCCTGTACCATTTGTAAATAATTCTTTGGATAACTTGCCTTTGTTTTTTGTATAAAACTCTTTGCTGAGTAGTAATTTTATAAGTTCTTTTTCTATCATTAGTCTATTATACCATAATCATTTCCATATGTCCAATCATCTGTGTGCTTACAAGGAGTACATATCCTATTGTGATTGCCCTCACTTACAAAAACATCACTGCACATCATGCATATTCTTGTTTTGCTTTTCTTGCCTTCGGATTCTATAAGCATACGTTCTTGGTCTTTTATTTGCTCATCCATGATCCATGATTTAAATTTAAGATTCATCTACTATACCTCTCTCTTTTCTCATATGTTCTATTACCCTATCTTGGTAATGCTCAATCGCTTCTTTTATGTTTTTTCTTGTCTTTGCTTTTGATTTTAAATAAGCATATATAAAATTAGTCATAATGTCAACTGACTCTTCTGTCATAAATACTTTCATTTCAACCACCATGTAGGCATAGCCACACCTTTTTCCCATTTAGCAAAATAAGATTTATCACCTTTGTAATATTTTCTGTATGCAATTACATGGCTTTTACCTTTGTAGTTATCAGGCATACATTGAGGAGGATTTGTCATATCACCTTGTGGGATGCTGTCACTAAAATCCCAATACTTTATAAACTCTATAACTCTGTTTGACTTGTGCTTTTTATTGAAACGAACTTCATACTGTTTGTTTATGAAAGAGGCATTTTCTAATGCCCATTTAAAATTGTTTTTATTATCTCCTACCCAAATAGTCATAGGGTGTTTAGGATAGGCAGGTTTATACAACTCACCTATTGTGCCACCCAAATGTCTTTGGATGGCAGTTGATAGCATCTGTGAAGATTCTAATAGCATTTTAGGAACATGTTTATCACACAAATACTTTGCAGCAAG